AAGGGACGGGAGACCATTAGTTTAAGGGACGGGAGACCCCACCACCACATCTACTAGCTACGCTATGAATTGCGCAGTCAGGGTTTAAGGGACGGGAGACCCTTAGTTTAAGGGACGGGAGACCCTTATATGTTCCATATTTTCGATCCCTTTTTAATTTCTTTCTTTGGAACTATATATCTATTAAAAAACTTATGATTTAGTTCGTTTATTGGAACATGATTATGTACTTTACGCGCTATCATTTTGTATAATTTAAAATCGGGATATCTCTCTTCGCCATCATTTTTATATAGAATATTTCGGCCATCATCGTCGTCACACCATCTCATGATGATTTTATGTATTGGCCAATGTATATCTTCTAATGTTTCATATTTTTCTGTAATAAAATCATATATAGAACATCCTAATCTACATAAATCAAAACTATAATTTGGTTCTAATCGTGGTTTATCTTTATTATAATATGGTTCACAATTATATTGCGTAGTAGCATCGCCCTCTTTGTGAAAACTATCACTACAAATTACCTTATTTTTGTATTGATATATTGCTCGTCCAAAATCGATAATTTTATATATTTTTCCAAATGTTTTTACTTTATAATGTTTATTATTTACTTTATAATATAAATATGTTTTCTCGGTTTCAACATACATTATATTATTCGTATGCAGATCATTATGTGTTAAATTAAATAAATTTTGATATGTAATTAGCATCATTAAAATTTGTATTACAACAGAACCTAGTTCTTCTTGCGATAATTTATTCTTAATAAATAAATGGTCCAATGTATTAGTACAATTTTCTAATGCTATAATTTGTATTGGAAATCTTGCTAATGAAACCATTACACTTTCTACATCGGATGATTCGTCACTATATTCTTCATCTTCATCATTACTATTACTATTACTATTACTATCGCTGTTGCTATCTTCGCTATTTTGCGTATTAGATGATCGCGACGAATAATCTGAATTTGTGGAGTTTGTTCGATTATGCATTTTAGAATCCGAGATACCCGAAATTTTAACATTATCTAATTCTGTTGACGAAATATCTACGATTTCAATTCCTGGTTCTGTATTCATAGAATCAAACGACTCTATATTATCTAATGATTTCTTAGGATCTAACGATTCTATATCATCTAAATTTAATATTATATTTTCACCAGTATCATTTGGATCGGTCGTTTCATCTAAATTTAGTCGTTTTTTATTAGATCTTGTATCTTCATTAAATAAATCTTCATGGTCTGAATTTATAAAAGTATATAATTTATTTGTATTATTATGAAAGAAATCACTATCTATTAACATATCTATATCATCTCCTATATCTATATGTAAATTCTGTTTATAACCTAAATATGATCCATAAAAATCTACTCCATGATAAAAATTCATTCTATTATATAATTGACTTGTTAAATATGTAAAAAAACTATCGACATATGATGCATTATTTATATCATTTACTTTAAAATGACAATCGTCAGAATTTAATTTAGGAAGATTCAATAAATTATTATTACATATATCATATTTACCGGCTAGATATTTAAATGGATCAAGTAATGGGCATAATTTAAAAAAAACTTGTTTTTCTACAATATTATTTTTTTCATCCTGAATTTTTCCTAAAAATATATTTTCTGTCATTTTTTTTATTAATGAATGTAAATTATTTTCACTATTTAAATTTATTGAATTATAATTATTTTCATTCAATGTAAAAAAATTATTATACAATGGAACATAGTTTTGACATGTTTCCATATTTAATAAATTTTCATCCTCAAAATCCTTAAATAGATTCGAATTATTGATTTTTTTATATGTTATATCCATTGTCTAATTATTAGACAAAATATTGTCTATTTAAACTTAAAATTCTTTTTCTTTGTTAAGGTTCTTTTTCTTTGTTAAGGTTCATTTTCTTTTTTGAGTTCATTTTCTTTAGCGTTATTACTTGTTTTTTTATTTTCTTAAAGTCTATTAAATGACATTACAACTTAAAAAATTCGATATGAAGAGTATTACATTTAAAGCAGATCAAAATACTGGTCCTGTTATTGTCATGATCGGCAGACGTGATACAGGTAAGAGTTTTTTAATTAGAGATATGTTATATTATCACCAAGATATTCCTATTGGTACTGTTATCTCAGGAACTGAAGCCGGTAATGGATTCTATAGTCATCACGTTCCTAAACTTTTCATCCACGACGAATATAACACCGCGATTATCGAAAATATTTTGAAACGTCAGCGCACAGTCATGAAACAAGTGAAAAAAGAAATCGAATCTTTTAAACGATCCAATATCGACCCTAGAGCCTTCGTTATTTTAGATGATTGCCTTTTTGATGATAAATGGACAAGAGATAAAATGATGCGTCTCTTGTTCATGAATGGTCGACATTGGAAGGTCATGTTGGTCATATCGATGCAATATCCTTTGGGCATTCCACCTGTATTACGCACTAACATTGACTACGTTTTCATTTTAAGGGAGCCATACATCGCCAATCGCCGACGCATATATGAGAACTATGCCGGTATGTTTCCTACATTTGAGTCCTTTTGTCAGGTCATGGATCAATGTACTGAAAATTATGAGTGCTTAGTTATAAATAATAATGTTAAATCTAACAAACTTCACGACCAAATCTATTGGTATAAGGCGGATAACCATAAGGATTTCAAGTTAGGATCCAAAGAATTCTGGGATATATCCAAAGATCTTAATTCTGACGACGAAGATGATATGTATGACCCCAACGCACCCGGACAAGGCAACCGAAAAGGTCCCAAAATAAGTGTCAAGAAGAACAGGTGGTAATAAAGGGGACACCCCTTTAAAACCCCAACTGATTGAGTTTTGCTTTTATACATGCGCGTTTATAAAAAGCGCTCCTGAAGCTTCAGGAGCGGAATTTGTATAATCTTGCTTTTATAAATCTCGCTTTCATATTATACAAAAGAAATAACTTAAAGATAAATCAATAGTATATATTATAGAATGACGCAAGAGTTAAATATCGTTGAACTCATTGAAAATAACCCGATTACTAAGCTATCAACAACCTATAATAATAAATTATTGAGTAAAATTAAAAATAATTTTACTGGATTTGAACAACAAACATTTATTAGTAGCTTTTATTGTTTTTTAAATTATGATAAAACAACCGATTTTGTTATTAATTTAGATAATGTGTGGAAATGGTTAGGGTTTAATCAAAAAGTAAAAGCTATAAGATTATTAGAAAAATATTTTAAAGCAGATATTGATTATAAAAATCTCGCTTTCCCAATTGGGAAAGCAAGTTCTGAAGAAGAAACCCCTTTTAAAGCAGATATAGATCATAAAAATCTCGCTTTGCAATTTGGCAAAGCAAGTTCTGAAGAAGAAGAAAAATCTTTGCTATGCGATAGCGCACAGCAAAAGAAAATTAAAACCGCTTTCCCAATTGGGAAAGCGGTTTCTGAAGAAAAAAACTCGATTGCCCACGTGGGTAAGCAAGATAATAAAGAAGAAACCGCTTTGCCAAATTGCAAAGCGGATTCTAAACAAGAAAAAAATATTAATATTAAAAAAGATGAAAAATGGGGAGGTCATAATAAACAAACTATTATGTTAAATATTAAATGTTTCAAGTCATTTTGTTTAAAATCCCAAACTAAAAAAGCATCAGAAATTCATGAATATTATATGAAAATGGAAGAAACATTACATGAAACTCTTGAAGAAGAAACAGATGAATTAAAACTCCAATTACAAAAAAAAGATAACACTATTTCGGAAATTAAACAATCTACAGAACAAGAAAAATTAAAACTGAAAAAAGATAAATATAAAGCCGTAGAAAAGGCCATTAGTTCTCAATTTCCAGTAAATACCGAATGCATTTATTTTGGAACCATCGACAATACTAATGACAAAAACGAACAATTAATTAAATTCGGTCATACAAATGATCTAACCACGAGACTATACGATCATCATAATAAATACGACAACTTTGTCTTACAAGAAGCGTTCAAAGTCCAAAATAAAGTAGAAATAGAAAATCTGATTAAAACTTATCCCAAAATCAAAAAACATATCCGCACTATAGAAGTAAAAGGTAAGAGTAAAACAGAAATTATCGCTTACGATAATACATATTTTACTATCGCTCGATTATCCAAATATATAAAAGATATTATTCATTCTAAAACCTACAGTATCGATAATTTCAATAGAATTATGAAACTTAACGACGATTTAGAAAATGAAAATACCGAGTTGAGAGAAAATATCAAAAATTTAAATGAAAAAATTAATAATCAAGGGGTTGAAATAAATCAACTTAAAGAATTAATTGAACGACAAGATAAATCACTTAAATTGGCCGAATTCGAAAATGTATCTGAAGCGGAAGCGGAAGCCGAAAAATTACCCAAAGATCAACTTAGCAAACGGTTTGATGAGTTCATTTCTACAGAATGTGTTGTTCGCAAAGACGCAGAGGTTGATTCTTGTGAAATTATTGCCCAATTCCGTATTTGGAATAAAATTAAGCCAAAGAGAGAAACGAATGAGCGATTTAATACATATTTGAAAACCCGATTCTTAGCAACCAGACTACAAAATCAAACCAAAGATCAATGTGTTCATGGATTTGTCGGTGTTATGTTAAAATCAATTGAATATAAAAAATCATATTCAAATGATTTGACGGAAAATTTCATATTTGAAACTTGCCGTTTTTCTTCTAACAATAGAATTCCAACTAATAAATTACATGATGAATTTCTGCGATATAAAAATAAAATGGGTATCACAATTACTTCTACCGAATTAACCGATATTAAAACGTATTTGAATTCGTCGCCGCATGTATTAAAAGGCACTTTATATATACAAGAAGATAAATTCACATATGAGGGTTATTATGGACTCGCATTAAAAACCGACAATCCTAATATTCGAAAAACAACCAGTGTAACCGGTAAAAAAGTGCAAAAAATCGATATTAATACGAAAGTTGTTTTAAATAATTGGGATACTATAGCAAAAGCGGCAATACACGAAAATATATCTGCGGCAAAAATGAGCAGAAGTATTAAAAATAAGGTAGTATTTGGGGATTACTTTTACGCATAAATAAGGGGTTACGGTCGCTTCGCTTACCCCTTAAACCCTGATTGTGCAATTCAAAACGTAGTTAGGGGGTCGAAGGGGTCTCCCCTTCTTGCATATTAAATATAATTCGGGGGTTAAAGGGGTCTCCCATTATTATTATAATGAGCTATAACATTATTAATCCACAAGCGGCAACGTCCGATGTTTGTTCTATATGTTTGGATAATTTAAATAAAGAACAGACGTATGAATTACCTGAATGTGGTCATCAATTTCATACTAATTGTATTTTTCATTGG